ATTCATCGTTAAGTCCTTTCTTTTTCCTTCTCTTTTTCTTGTTTATAGAGAACTCACCAAAACCATATGGGAGTCTGGCTTTCTCTCCTGTTTCAAGAATATATTCTTTATAAGACTCTATGTAGATGTGAATGATGTTTCTCCACTCATTAAAAGAAAGTTTTATTGAGGGATGTTTTTTACAAAACTGGTTGTAATTATCTTTACTTGCGCTTCGCCAATCAACTTTGGTTCTCACGTTAACTTGTTGGTTTTGCATTAGGTGCCTGACCATCTACACCATCGTCTGTCATATCAGTTTTAATTCTGAAGTATGTAGCAAGTAGTTTTTGAGAAGTGAGTTCTAACACTTGTTTCTCTAGATAGCCTGGTAAGAAAAATTCTTTATCTAATGGGTTTTTACATAATTCTTCCACTGGAGTTTCTGGTGAACCACATCCACATTCAGGATACATGATTTCATTTGGAACATCTTCTTCAAATAATGCAGCAATTCTGATTGATTCAAGAAGAGGGTTACTTACATAAAGATATCCGTTCACTATCCAATAGTATTCTTCTTTCTTGATGATGGGAAGTTTGAGAAGGTTTACATATCTGTTGATTGTAATTTCTTTCAGCTTCTTACCCTTACCACCCATAGCATTTATAGAATAAACACCCTGTATTACATATTGGTAGTTTCCTTCAGATATTTTAGGAAGTTTGTATTTGCTCCTTGCTACAGTGCAGGGATCTGCATATTCACAACATTCAGAAATAGGAACTTCCACCATCTCTAAACAAGGGATGGTGGTAAAAACTGTTGAAGTTGCCCAAAGCTTTCTAAGATTAGTCTCTCTTTTTATTAACAATAAAGAATTGTTCTTAATCTCAGAAGCAACAACTCTATCTGTAATAAGAGAATCTGTAGACAGCAGTTTGTGCATACTGCGTACGTCTGAAACTAATTTTCTTAATGTTGACATATTATATACGACTTTCAAACTCTCCAATTTTACCATAAATTGGATCGTAAATAAGAGCAATACCTGCTCTTATATTGTTAACATAGTTGTTATCTAAATGCCATCTGTCTGTACCAGATAAGGAAGGCATTTGTTGAATTCTTACACCCTTCACTTCTTTAGCCATATAGTGATGTTTATCACCTGTGTGTATCTCACGATAAGTGGCATTACCAAACTTAGAAGCATCTTTTCCTGTAGCAAACAATAGAGGAAGCTCATCTATTTTGCAATTCCCATGATGATATCCTATGAAGGTGTTTCCTAATACAATTGATTTAGTTGTAGAATGTTCTCTTTGAAACGTAATGTTTTTGTTTTTCTCAAAGAACACACTGAGTGCATGTGCCAGATAGAAAGATTTAGTTCTGTCATGGTTACCTTGCACCAATACCACCTCAACTTCTTTTCCTAATATACTCAGATACATAATTGCTTCTACAAGAAGATCAAATCCTTGTTCATACTCATTATCATATCCCACTAAAACATCTTGAGGTGTACCATTTGTAGTTTGGTTCTGATAGTTGTCTGTATGGAAAAAGTCATTAGAAATTGGAAAAACTATCTTATTAACATTGTAGCAAGAAACAACTGTTCTCATTAATTCTCTAATGACAGAAATGAATTGTTCTTTTTTAGTTTCTATTGTTTCTCCTTCAAGAGTTTTCTTAGCCAAATGAAAATCTGCTATAGAAATCTCAACATCAACCAGTTTCTTTTCTTTATCACTTACACTAATTTCTTGTCTAAAAACCACCTCTTTTGGAGAATATCCTTCAAGGAACTTTACAAAATCTTCAAGTGTGTAATCAACTGGTTTCTTAAGAGTGGCAAATACAGAAGATGTGAATTTACCATTAGACTTTTGTTTGGTCCAATAGTTAGAAATCTTATATTTATCAAGATTTATCTTATGTAACTTTGCTAGTTCTAAATCGCTTTTTGGTTCAAAGGTGGTTTCAATAGTGCTTTTTACAGTGCCTTTTTCATTATTCACTTCTACAACATGTTCTTCAAGAGCACTTACATAGGCTGCTGTTTCTGCCTCATCCCTCACCAAATCCTTGTTCCTCAACTCTTTTATTAAATCATCAACCTCTTCCTCTGTTATATTAAGTTTTTTAGCATAAAAACTTTTACTTTTCTTCCAACTGAGCATTTGTTCAAGTTGGTATAGAAGACCGTGATTTTCCTGCATAAGGGAATTATTTAGTTAAAATTGGGGTAAAGGTAATAACTTATTTCAGATTTACCAAATTATTTTAACAAGACGGATTATATACAATAATTAAATTGGTTAGAAATTAAGCAAAAAACCCTCAATGTAGATACATCGAGGGAAACTTCCTGTAAAACCAACAAAACAGGATTTTTAAAATTATAATATAATAGTTGTCGTAGTGGTGGTTGTGGTTGGTGCCACTGTAGTGGTTGATGTTGTGGTGGTAGTACAATCGCTCAATATTTCACATAAAAGAAGCTTTAGAGAAGGATTTGTGTTTATGACATTTAGTATTTCTATAGCCATGTTTTCAGCACAAACCTTCTCATCTATCTTCTGCAGAGCCACTGTAAGAGAATCACAAGTGGAGATTTCTGTACAAGGAAGGTTTCCAGCATTGTAAAACACATTGTCTGTGTTCGTCTTATGAACATAGCAAGGATCTACACCACAGTGTTTTGGATAGGATGTTCCACTATAACAAGGAGTACCAGGTTTACAGCCCATAGTTTGAATTATTAAGGAATATACATTATGTAATAAGAACCTATTGCAGGCTGGTTGTTTGCATGTGCCTGACCACCTCCAGTTGAATCCACCGTAACAGTTACAGCTAATGAAACAGAATCTGTAACAGGGTTTGTTCCTTCAGCAGTTTGTCCTCCAACAGCCACTTTTCCACTACCAGCATCATTGTCTGATTGATTAGAAATTGTATGACTATGAGGATTTGGTGAAACAACTGCTGTAGCAGTGTGTGTATGTGCAGGAATCTGAGTTGTTAAAAGTGTAACAGAGTTGTTACCAGCTGTTGTACCAATACCATAAGAAGGGTTGAAAGGACTTGATGCAGGGTTTACAGCACTGTTCATTGCAGCACCTCCCATTGTTCCATCCGTAACACCTACAGTCATTCTTCCTCTGAGATCAGGAGTTCCATTTAACCCGTTACACAAATATACATCTTCCCAATACCCTGTTCCTGAACCAATAACACTTAATGAGTCTCCTCCAGTTGGATATCCTGTAAGTGGTCCAAAATAAGGAATTGGTGAATAAGGCACCATCTTATTATAGGCCTTGTTTGAAGGTGATACACTTGCTAAATATGCTGCAATCAGTGTATTTAAATCTGCAAGCTTTACATAGTTTGTATCTACATCTAAAGCAAGGGCTGCTAAATCCACCTCTAAATCACAAAGTTTTGAAATTACAGCTTGAAGAATAGCATGTGTTCCTGATGTTGATGTAACACCAGAAAGACACTCTACATCATAATTAGCTTCTATTGTAGCTACATCAGCAACAACAGCATCCACTTGTTCTTGAAGATCACAAGCAGCCTTTATAAGAGCTGTAATGAGGTCTACAACAGTGATGTCTCCACAATCAGGAAGATATTGTTGAACAAGCTCACAGATGATTTCTGAAGGAATATCTATTTTTATACCAGTGCCATCAAGAGTTGATGTTAAGAATTCAATTAATGCTTGTTCTACATAAGAAAGACTGTCTCCCTTTTGTATTCCTAGTACAGGAACATCTATTCCTGTATATTTAACACATTGGTCAGAAACAATCTCAGCGCATCCATTAAAACAGTTTGAGCAACCCATTTTATAATTTTATTTATGTATTAATAATTTTACTCTGCTAGCAATTTGTTCAACTGTGCATCCGCTAGCATAATCAGGATTACAAAGTTTGTATTGTAATATTCTTTTGTAATTCAACAGGTCCAATGTTAGTTCTGTCTGCACTTTTCTATTTAAAGAAAATACAGTGTTATTGTATAAATCTTTAGCAAGTTGTGTCAGCTTACAATCAATATCTGCAAGTAAAACAGGAACACTAGAACAGTTTATACAGTCTGTAAGTCTTGGTAATAGCATTTTTAAATCGTTTTGTTTCTTGTTGAGCAATAGCGTAACATGCTGCACAGAGTCCATTGATTAACTGACATCCGCAGCCAAATTTAGCTCCACATTTTTTACATTGTGCCATATTAATGAAAGTTGGTTACATAGTTTGTGCCAGAACACTGACAACCGTTTTTCATAAAGTTGTTCAACATCTTGCTTGCTTGATTATACAGTTTATTTGCTTCATTCACTGCACAATTATTAGCAGCAGCTATAGCTCCCTGTATAAAAAAGTATATGCTATTAAGATCAACTTTAGCTTGTGTCCTAATAGCTCTGTCACACTCCATCATATCAAGTCTCATAAATGCCTCATCAAACTTTTCTTGCAGTTTATCTACACGAATTATGCTTTTCTCAACATTATTAAGATAGGCTGGAGCCACAGAATATTTTAAATAATACACTCCATCAGGAAGAGGAAGCAGGGGATCACCTACATCTGACAGTCCTAAAGAAGTGGAATTAAATAAATTAAGCTCATTTGGTTCAAAAGGAAGAGCCACTTTACCAAAACCAGGAATTGTTATTTCAATTGTTGGAGAAGAAACGGGAGGAGATACAGGATAGGTTGATGCATCTGCAATACCTAAAACCTCCACATTGTACGTAGGTATAACTAATATATCTAATTTTAAATCTGGCATGTTGTCTAAATAATTATGCCAGAGGATTGAGTTTTAATCCTCTCACCTCTGGCATAGGTTATATGATCAGGTTTTCTCTCTACTTCCTCATTAAGGAATTAAAGTGGTTGTAGTAGAAGTTGTAGGCCATACAGTGGTTGTAGTGCTTGTAGTTGTGATACAAGTGTTACCACCTTCAGGAACACCCAATGCATCTTCAAGAATAGCTTGGAAAGTAGCAGAAGCAGCCTGAGGAACAGCAACAATCACCATACTATCTTCTTTAATGTAGTCACCCCAGCTATAAACTGATTTGTCATACTCATTAAATTTGATGTAGAAAGTGTCGTAAGTTGTACCTGCGCTCACCCAGCTTTCAAAGTTCTCGTTATATCCCACCATTCTGTAGAGATGCTTCAGATAACCAGCTTGATAGCTGTAGAAGTTTTTCTCTAATTGAATGATCTCATCAGAAGTACCTGTAGGATAAGAAGCACGTTGTGTAATAGTTGCTGTAGCAACAATGTTACAATTGTCAGCCACAATAAAGTCAGCAGTGGTAGCAGGAC